GCTTGACTACTGCAAGGACCAGAACGTCGAAAGTGTTCGCACAGGAGAAGGCCTGTTCTACCGCACAGTGAAGAAGCGGTATTGGACGAGCGATTGGGAGTCGATGCACAAGTTCATCCTCGACCACGAAGTGCCTGAGTTCTTGGACAAGCGCCTCAATCAGGCCAACCTAAAACAGTTTCTCGAAGAGAACCCTGACACACTACCGCCGGGACTCAATGTAGATTCTGAATATGCAATCTCAGTGAGGAAAAAATGACTCAAGATAAAAGTCCGTTTGTGACTATTGAAAATCTGGCGCAGTACTTTCACGTGTCAGTATCGACCATCCGTTCATGGGTTCGGCAGGGGCACATCCCCGAAACAACTTATATCGGGCTTGGGAATACTTACCGCTTCAATCGTGATGCTGTAGCCGATGCGCTTACTGGCATGGAGAGAGACGGTGAGGGAGAAGAACACGGCGTAGAAATCGTGTCAGCCACAGGGGCCGTAGGTTCAGTGGTAGTAGCATCAAACAACCCAGAAGAAGATCAGCTCGAGTTTGATTTCGAGACTGACGAAGATGTGTAAGGAGAACACACAATGAGTGAACTAGACCTATTTAAAGGCAACAGCCTTGTGAACAGCGACCTGTTCAAGTCACTGCAATCAACTGCTGACAACTTGGCAGGTGGCGCAGGTGGTGGCGGTATGCGCCGGATCAGCTTCCGTGGTGGACGCTTCCGTGAGCTAGTTGGTGGCGAGCAAGTTAACGTCAACAGCAGCGGCTCTTTGAACGTCGTTATCTTGGATGCGGCTAAGATTTCGCGGTCATACTACGCGGGGACGTACGACCCTGAGAACCCATCGGGCCCGACATGCTGGTCTGCTGATACACAGGCACCATCGCCAGACGTACCGCAAGATCAGCGTCAAGCGTCACGCTGCGCTGACTGCCCCATGAACGTACGTGGCTCAGGCCAAGGCGAAACACGTGCCTGTCGTTTTGCGCAACGTGTCGCTGTCGCACTAGAAGGCAGCTACGATAAAGTGTACCAAGCGCAGCTGTCAGCTACATCGGTGTTCGGTAAAGCTGTAGACGGTAAGATGCCAATGCAGGCGTACGCCAACTACTTGAGCGCACACAAAGCGCCGCCCTCTGCTGTAGTGACGCAGATGTACTTCGACGATAACAGCGACGTACCGAAGTTGTTTTTTAAGGCGGCGCGCCCTCTGGAAGAGGACGAGCTGAAAGAAGTCATCGAGCTTCGTGAGCACGCCGATGTTCAAAAAGCTATTACATTTAGTGTAGCCCAGAGCGACAAGGTGGCAGGGCAAGCTGCACCCAAGAAATCCAACAACGTGTTGGAGAAGAAAGCAGCCGCGCCTGTAGAAGACAATACCCCTGTGGAAGAACCCAAGAAGGTCAGCAAAAAAGAAGAGGTAAAAGCCTCAGATAATGACCTCGGTGATCTCGTTGATGCGTGGGACGACGACGAGTAATCAATGGACGCCGTGGCTGTAACAGGCCACGGCACTTTTTCATGGGCAAGAGCAATGCAAATAAAAAGATTTCTACGAAGCGTAGTCGCCCACGAGGGTTGGTACTGCGTGTTTGCCGCCAACAAGGCAGGGCAACGCAAACAAAAATTCTATGGCAGCATAGACCATGTGGTGGACGCTGCGCGGGACTTCGACGACAACGGCTACGATGCGTACTTTGCACTGGCTACTTTCGGCGAAGCGGGATCACGCAAGAAAGAGGACGCGTTAAAGATGCGCGCGTTCTTTATGGACTTAGACTGTGGGCCGAGCAAAGAGTTCCCCACGCAGCTAGATGCTATCAAGGCACTGCGTAAGTTCTGTAAGACGTTAAACCTACCGCGACCAATCACTGTCAATTCTGGACGGGGGGTGCACGTATACTGGCCCTTGAGCGAGGACGTGTCCTGCGCCGAGTGGGAGCCTGTAGCAGAACGACTCAAGGCGCTGTGCGCTAAACACGGGTTCGACGCCGACCCCGCTGTGACTGCGGATATTGCACGCATCCTACGTGTACCAGAGACACACAACTACAAGAGCGACCCACCCGCAGCGGTATCCATATTCGGCTTAGATGAAGTTCAGCCTGTAGATTTTGATACGTTTTCTGAATTGCTTGGCGCTGACCCGATACCAGTTCCCAAGAAATTTACGCCGATGAGCGGTAGCCATGCGGTGCTCGATGCACTGATGGGCAACAAAGAAAACTACTTCAAAGACATCATGATTAAGACTGGCAAGGGGAAGGGCTGTGCCCAGCTTGCTTACATCTACAAGAACCAGACCACAATGTCGGAACCGTTGTGGCGCGCAGGGCTTTCGATTGCGAAGCACTGCACGGATGCTGACAAGGCAGCACTGCGTATCTCCGAGGGGCACCCTGAGTTTTCCCCCGACGAGATGTACAACAAGATGGACCGCATTAAAGGGCCGTACCTGTGCAGCACGTTCGACGAATACAACCCTGACGTATGCACGGGGTGCCCGCTATGGGGCAAAATAAAATCCCCGATCTCGTTGGGAGCGCGTACCCGAGAAGCAACGGAAGAAGACAACATTATCGAGTTGGAACCTGTAGCGGACACCGGGGAGCCCGAGGTGTATGTAATACCGAATTACCCGAAGCCGTTCTTCCGTGGGGCTAATGGCGGCGTCTACATCCGTACTGAGAACGCAGACGGTGATACAGAGGACAAGTGTATATACCACAACGACCTATATATCGTCCGTCGTGTGACCGATGGTGACCAAGACATGTTAGTATTTCGCTTGCACTTACCCAAGGACGGTGTGCGGGAGTTCACTGTACCTCAGATCGCGGTCACGTCGAAGGATGAATTTAGAAAAGCTATCGGGTCCAAAGGTGTTACAGCATGGGGCTCAAACTTGGAGGCGCTGATGTCTTACAGTATCAGATGGATTGAGGAGCTGCAGCATGAGGGAGCTGCAGAAGTAGCACACGTGCAGTTCGGGTGGTCTGACGACGAGGGAACCTCGTTTATTCTTGGGGACCGTGAGATATTTCCTGATCGTATCGACTTTAACCCTGCGTCTACTGCCACCGCGTTTGCTTTTCCATTCTTCACGCCGAAAGGTTCGTTAGAGGGCTGGAAGGAGAACGCTAACTTCTTCAATAAACGCGGTATGGAACTGTATCAGCTCGTGGTCTGCGCCGGATTCGGCAGTGTGCTGATGCGCACGTCGCACCTGTATGGCTGCTTGCTGCACCTGCACAGTAAGGACTCAGGGTTAGGTAAAACGACCGCGATGAATATGGCGCTGACCCCGTGGGGCAACCCCGAAGACCTAATTTTGAAGGAACGAGACTCGCTTAACTCGCGTATGAACCGTGCTGAAGTATACAAAAACCTGCCGTTTCCTACAGATGAGATCACCAACACCGCCCCCAAGCTGGCGTCTGACACCGCATACGGTATCACTGAAGGCTCTCAACGTAACCGGATGTCCGGCGGGGCTAACGTAGAGCGTGCACGGGGTGGGACATGGCGTTTCTTGGCTATCTCTACCGGGCAGATGAGCCTGATTGAAAAGATTTCGCTGTACAAAAACGCGCCGAAAGGGGAGGCCCTACGGGTGCTAGAGGCACGGGTAGATAAGTTCTTCAGCAGCACCGGCGATAAGGCCATGACTGACGAGTTCTCTAGCCGCGCCAAGAAACACTACGGGCAAGCCGGTGTTGTGTTCGTACAGTATTATATGAACAACAAGGAAGCTGTGGCACAGATCGAAGCCAAGGTGCGTAAGCGTGTAGACGAAGCGTGTAACATGCAGTCGTCAGAGCGTTTCTGGTCAGAATATATAACAAAGGCACTAACTGCAGGGATCGTGGCTAACAAGCTCGGGCTGCTTACCTACGACATGGCAGAGGTGTTCAAGTTCGCAGTACAACTTGTCAAACACAATCAGATGACGGTGCAGGACATGAGCGCGTCATCTAGTCAAATACTCGCGGACTTCTTCGCCGAGCACAACGGCAACATCCTATCCATAAAGAGCACGAGCGATCTACGTGGTACGACGCAGGATGGTATAGAGTCTCTGGTTATCCCCGAGATGAACCCACGCACGAAGCTGGTGGCACGGTACGAGACTGATACGAAGAAGGCGTTTATCCTAGTCAAACCGTTCAAGCGTTGGTGCATAGAGCAGCAGATAGACTACACCGCCTGTGTGTCGGATATGGTTAAAGATAAGGGGGCCGTAAAGCGCAAGATGCGCATAACAAAAGGCACGAACCTGAACCTACCCGCTGCCGATGTACTCGAAGTTAACTTTGAACTAGAGCACGGAGGCGGCGATGAAGGCAATACCGAAGACTGATGATCTGCACCCTGATGGGGTACGTATTGTAGTGTCTTGGGCCGAGATGCCGGTGGGTGCGTCGGTGTTTGTGCCCTGTGTCAACACCGAAGAGGCTAAGAAACAGGTAGCTAAAATAGCTAAAAAGAAGGGTTGGAAAGTGCAGAGCCACATCCGAATAGAGGACAAAAAATTTGGGGTTCGCATATGGAGAATTTTGTGATAACCTGTACTCACGACATAGTGTTTGGATGTTCCTCGATTATGTTCTCCTCCCCAGACTAGACCCCCGCCCAGTGCGGGGGTTTTTTGTTAGAAGAGCTGGAACCCCTGATCCCATTCATTCCGGCTTTCGTCTAGCGCCCTACGCATGTTGGGGCTGAGCGTTACGCCATTGTACATCGTAGCAGACGTTTCCATATGCTGACGCATTGAGCGGCGTAGTGAATCACCGTCGATTCGTGCTGTACGGTGGCGCTTGTTGAACGCGCGGATTTTCTTCATGAGGCTATTGCGCTCGTCGGAGTCGCCCATGCGAGTAGCCACATAGTATTGACGTAGGAGTTTGGTGCGTTTGGAGTTCACCGCACGATCGATACCCTTGGTTTGCTGGTTCATCTCCTGCGTGCGAGTATATTCTGCAGGGGCGAAGCCTATTGCTTTCGCAGCCAGCTCGCCGAACGACAGATCGTCAACGATAGGATCGCCGCGGCGCGTCAGGATACCCTCGTCCCGCGGGAAGCGGAATACCGCTTGGTAAGCGTTTCTAA